TACAAGTAATAGAAGCATTAGTGACAGCCCCAAGATTGAGAGCTATGAAAGGAGGTTGGGCACGTGTATTGACTCCACTAAAAAGTGTATTTGCGCTTTTTTCTAAATCATAACCATAATAAGCAGAGGCGGGGTATTTTAAGCAAGATACGCCGGCTTGGTCATCACCACTATAAGCGGGATGAGTGGGGACGTTTGATACTTGAGTAGGTATTTGTAATGTGGTATCTGAGCCAGTAGGAATAGCACCAACACCGCCGACAGAGTTATATAAATTTCTAGTAACAGAAGTTCCGTATGATTTAGCAAGACCGCCCCCTAATGATTGTATAGTGTATGTGTAACCGACGGCTGGCTGTTGTGTATCAGAAATTGCTTTATTGGGATAAAAATTTCCTCCAATTTGTAGTTGTCTTGAATTTGTGCAGATATTAAGTGCGTCGAAATAACCATTAGGAGCAACAATTGATTGAGCGGCGGAACCGTTAGCAATACCGAATTGGTGGAATATTGATTTTACGGAGGTGTTTCTGATTTGGAGCAATAATTGTTGGGCGCCTTGACTACCTGATGGAATAGTGACGGCAGATTGAGTATATGTAGCAGCTTTAATAAACCATTTACTATCGACTAAAGTTTGTTTAAGGAGAGCGGCGGACATATCGGAGATATCGATATATTTCATATTTAAGGTCCAATCAACGAGAGTAAAAGGGAGTGAGAAAATTGGTTGAGTGGTGGCAGTTGCACAGTAAGCAACTACGGGACATAAATTCGCAGTGGTAAGCAATAATTGCATATTGGAAATTGAACCAATGGGGATGAATTTATCTGAATTAACACCTAAAATGGAGATTAAAGGAATACAGAAATTAAGTCTATAAGTTCCAACGGCGGTTGGGATATCGAGACCTTGTAAAGAATTAGTATCACAACCCATGGATACGGATAAACCTCCAACTCTTTCAGAACTTGATACGGTGTTTTGTAATAAGAAGTTTTGTAATAAACCATATTGGTTTATTGATTCGAGGGGAACATTGTTTGAATATACTTGTAATTGGTCTATGAAACTGGAAGCAGAACCGAGTAAATAAGTTGCGCCACCAGTTACGGCGGGGGCTGTGGATACAGTGTAGATTAATGAAAAACTTACAGTGGTGCAGACGGGGTCCATAAAGACAGAATCGGACATACCGGAGGGGAGAGTAAATGAGATTACTTGACTATTAAATTGATTTTGAACGGCTGTTAAAGCGGTATAACTTAAAGATTGATTGGGACCTGTGACTTGTGTGACCCCATCTGGTGACACATTCACAGAATAAGAACGGGCACTTTCTGCAAGAGAGGGAGCAAGTTTATAATCTACGGTGTTGGGTAAGCCTATTGCGGAATTAGGAAATGACATTTTTATATAATTATAATTAGAATAATAATATTATTTTTCAATATTATTCTAATTAAAAAAAGAATACACGACCGGCGGGGTATGCTGGGGCGGCTGGTGGGGGGGTTGGTTGTGGTGGTTTTGGCTTTCTTGCTTGTTTATAAATTATTTCTTCTTCTGAATCTGATTCGGGGGGCATCATTATGATTTGCTTCTTCTTTGGCTTCTTCTCTTGTTTAATTATAATTGGTTCTTCTTCTTCAGTATCGTTTTCATCTACATCATATTTCTTTTTTATATTCATTTTTTGTTTTATTATTTTATTAGCTTTTTTTACTGCATATTTCTCTTCTAATTCTTTATTTTTTATTTTATCTTCCTGCCATTTCTTGTTTAAGGCTTCTCTTCCTTTTTTGAGTGCGTCCAAAGTTGCTTGACTAACTACACGCTTTTTTTTAGGTGCTTGTATTGGCTCTTCATCTGGTTCGGGTGGTGGTTGGGTTGCTGCTTCAATAACGGGGTTATTAATTACTTTAGTTTTCTTACTACTCATTATAATAATTTAGATTTTATTAAATTTGAAAAATTGAAAATTGTTTAATAAATTTATCTAAACTATTATAATAAAAAGTTATGGAAAAATCAAAATTTGAAAATGAATTAAAATCATTAATTAAAATTGGAGTTCCTGAAAATATGGCTTATCTTATAGCCTCTCATAAATATGGTAAGAATAAGGATGAGGTTGATTACGCTTTGAATGAAGTTAAAGAACAGTTTTCAGAGATGGCGGAATCTATAAAAGATTTTAAACCATTATTTGAAACTTTAAATTTAAATCTAAATAATAATAATAATGATAAAAACTAAAATTAGAATGTTTAATATTAGTTCATCAAATGCAGTTAATGGAAGTTTTAAAAGTGTTGTTAATGTTAGTCTTCCAGACTTGGCGTTTCATCACGAACATATTAATAATGTCTATTTGATGGTTGACCATTGCGAGGTGCCCAACTCATTCTATATTGTTAATTATACTAATGATGTTTTAGTTATTGATAATATTTCATATAGTATCCCAGTAGGTAATTATAACGCTTATTCATTAATTACAGTTTTACAGGCTGTTCTTCCTTCTGGATTCTTAATAACCTATAGCACGATTAATAATAAATATACTTTCACATACTCAACGAGTTTCACAATTAATGCCACACTATCAACAATTAATAAAGTCATAGGGTTAGGTAATGATGATATAACGGGGGCTTCATTTCAACTACCTTATTTAGTAAATTTTCTACCTATACCAAGATTATCATTTCATTCTACTTTTTTGAATACTAATAATTATAGTAGTTCAGATGGTAGCGCGGATGTGTTTCTATGTCTTCAAAATAACGTCGGGCAGTTATCTACTATTAATTATACTAACCAAACACAAACCGAATATTTAGTTCAAGAAAGAAGTATTAGTGCGTTTACTATTACTGTTACTAATGATTTCGGGCAGATGATTAACTTCAATAATATTGACTGGTTCATGTCATTTTTATTAAAAATTGAATATACTGATAATACTATTACGAATACTAACTTTAATGATATTATTAGACAACAAACATTTATATAAATACGTTTTTATTATAATAATTTCTATTATAATAATAATGAATACTATTGAATTTTTAAAAGAGAAAAGATTTAATTTAGTTAATAAACAAAAAGAAATAAAAAACACATTAAACGCGCTTTCAATGATTGGGCAACCAGAAGATATTATAATGTTGAAATTGATTTTAAATGAAGTTAAAAGACTTAGGAAAACATATAATTTTCTTATTTGTAATTATGATGTTATCAAAACACTTATCTTGAATTAAATCTTCTTTTATAATCTTGAATGTTTTTATTAATGTCTTTAGAGTCTCCCCATAGGATATAACGACTTAAACTACCCGCGTTAATCTTCGCCCAGTCTTCATTAACTTTATGACGTTTTATATAATTGATTCTTTTTATGTTGTCCCCGTGGTCAATATAAGTTGAACCCCCTTTTGAGCCGAAATCAATACGAGAACCATCACTAAATAAGGCGGTAAATCGTTTATTCTTACTTTTACTATTTACTATGTTCATATAATAATAATTAGATTATATTTATTTGAATATCCACTAAATAATCGGGCGGAGTGTGCCAGCGGTGTAGCCCCCTGAACCCTACACCGAACCCTACACCATGGGGTTTTGATTTTCTTACTTTCGGTTTTTTTGTTACTTTTTTATGATGTATTTACTTTATATTTATTATAAAAAATTAAAATAAATAAAATAATATAGAAGGTGTAGGGTATGTAGGGTATGTAGGGTTTTTAGTAACTCAGTAGAGAATAAAATAATAAAAATAAAAAAAAAATAAAATAAATAATAATAATATTATAAGAACTTAAATGACCCCCTACACCCTACATAATACACCAACCCTACACCCCGCGGGTAATCCCCGCCCGATTATATAGTGGTAATATTCAAAAAATAATATATTTAAAAAAAATCATTTAAATAATAATTTGTAGGATATAGTATATGACCGAAACAACGCCAGAAATAATTTATTGCACCTACACCCCAAAACAAGCGGAAAGATTACGAGAATATAGAAATAATCCCGATAATAAGGAATTACTATGTAATATAAGAAAGAAATATTATAATAAGATGAAGACCGATGAAATACTTATAGAAAAACATAGACAACGCGCGCGAGATTATTATTATAAAAAAAAAGACTTATTATTACAAAAAATACTCTAGATTTTTTACTTTTTTTTAAATAGAAAAAATTAAAAAATGTATTTAAAAATTAATTTATACTATATAATATATGACACAAATTAATTTAAAATTATCTTCAAAAGACTCTAAACTTAACGGTTTAACACTTAACGAGCCCGTCGATATTCAAATACTCGATAAACTCATCACTTCTGACTTACTAATTGATACTTTTAATAACCCAGTATGTAAAACATATAACACAAACGAAAAACAACAATTATTAAAATATAAAAAATTAATCAAAAATGGTAAAGCCAAAATAGAATATAATAAAAGTAAAGGTATGAAATATGGGCGAGTAATGCCCCTAAATGGTTGTGGCTTATTTAGTATAAGACGCCAATTAAGACACACACTAGCTAAAAACCACTTTGTAGATATTGATGTAGTAAATTGTCATCCTGTATTATTACATCAAGTTTGTAAAACAAATAATATTTCATGTGAAGCATTAGAAGATTATGTATTAAATCGTGCCCAACATTTAGAAAGAATAAAAACTAATTATGGAGTAGAAAAAGACACCGCTAAAAATTTATTTATTCGTGTTCTATATTTAGGACTATTTGAAAACTGGGTAAAAGATAATAAAATAGAAAATAAAACTCCTGATGATTTTGTGACAAAATTAGAAAAAGAATTAAATAATATATGCCAAATTGTTATTTTAAATAATCCTGATATTGACAAAGCAGTAAGAAAGAATAAACAAAAAAACAATAAAGAATATAAAATAGGTTCAGTTCTTTCTTATTATTTACAAGAATACGAAAACCAAATTTTAGAAACCATTTATGAACATTGTAATAAAAACAACTATATTAATAGTAATGAATGCGTTTTATGTGCCGATGGTTTAATGATTCCTAAAAGTTTATATAAACCTGAACTATTACAAGAATTAAAAATATTAATAAATAAAAACTTTGGTTTTAATCTTGAGTTTATCATGAAGGAAATGAACGAAGATTATTTAAGTATTCTCGATGACCACCAAGTAGAAGATGATGAAGATGAAAATGGTTATGATGCAGTTAAATTTAGATTCGAGAAAACTAATTTTAAGTTATTAAATCCTATATCATATGTTACTATTGATACCAATAAAGAATTAATAGTAAGAAAGAAAACAGATTTTTTAAGTGTTTATGAAAATCTACACTATGAAAAACAATTTATGGATGATGAAGGAAAATTAAAAATAATAAAAAAACAATTTGTTCAAGATTGGTTAAAAGATGAAACAGTTAAAACATATGATAGAATTGACTTTCTACCCAAGATGGAAGAACCTAAAAACATTTACAATACATTCACACAATTTGAAGCCGATAAAATAACAACTAAAAAAAATCTATTCTTTAGTAATTCATTAATGTATAAACATATTAAAAATCTATGTGGAAATGATGAATTATGTTATGATTATTTTATTAAATTCTTAGCTCAAAAAGTTCAAAAGCCTACACAAATTACTAGAACATCAGTAGTATTACAATCTAATGAAGGATGCGGAAAAGACACTTTTTTAAATTGGTTTGGTAATTCTATATTAGGTAAAAAATATTATGTAAATACAGAATCAATCGATTTAGTATTTGGGAGATTTAATGGTTTAATTCAGGATAAAGTATTAATAGTAATTAATGAAACATCAGGTAAAGATACATTTCAATTATCAGATAAAATCAAAGCATCAATTACTAATGAAGTAAATACAATTGAAAAGAAAGGGTATGAATCATTTACTAATACTAATTGTATTTCATATGTGTTCTTATCTAATAATAAAAACCCTGTTAAAGTATCAGAAAATGATAGAAGATTTGTAATATTTGAATGTAATAGTAAAATAGCAAATAATCATGAATACTTCACCGCCCTCAATAAAGAAATAGAATCAAAAGAATACGATAAAATATTTTATGATTTATTAATGACAACCCCTATTGATGGTTATGACTTCACAAATAACAGACCCAAAACTAATGCATACAACAATATTAAAGAAGCAACTAAAAGCCCTATTATATCATTTTACGAAGATTTAATATTTAAATTTGATGAATCATTTTTAATAGGTGGCGCAGAATTATACAGTAAATTTACAACATTTTTAAAATCAAATAATTTTAATTACGAATATAATAATACTAAATTTGCTATTGAATTGAAACAATATGAAACATATATTATTAAAACTAGAACTAAAAAAGGGGTTTATTACAATATCAAAATTAATGAACTTAAAAACCATCTAATTACAACTAAACAAATAGAACCAATTCAAGATGATGTAAATTTTGAAGACGGTGATGAAGAAGAAAAAGATGATGAAATAGTGAAACAGATTAAAAGCGATATCAAGAAAAAATCACCATTAGACTTCGGAATAAATTAAAATAAAAACCTTAAGAAATTTCATTATTTTATAATATTTTACAATATTATAAATTAATTTCTAACTTATATTATATAGGAAAATGCCAAAAAATAGTATAGATTATTCTAAATACTCATTTTACAAAATTGTTTGCAATGATTTAAATATCAAAGATTGCTATGTCGGTTCTACTGCTCATTTCACATCAAGAAAAGCCAATCATAAAATGGCTTGTAATGTTGAAACTAATCCAAAACATAATTATAAAATATATCAAATAATAAGAGCCAATGGTGGATGGTCTAATTGGTCAATGGTTTTAATTGATAAAATGCCATGTGCTAACGGTGAAGAAGCAAGAAAAAAAGAAAGAGAATTATATGAACAATTAAACGCGACTATGAATAATAACATACCAAATAGAACACATCAAGAGTATTTAATAGAAAATAAAGAAATAATTTCTGATAGAATGCGAGAATACTATCAGAAAAATAAAGAAACAATATTAGAAAAAAAGAAAGAATATTATGAAAAAAATAAAGAAATTATCAAAGAAAAAAGACTATTTAAAAATGTTATAGCATCGTAGATGCGTATATACGCCCTTTGGGCTATAGTTTAACATAAATTTTACTTTGTGCTATACTTGAACCCATTGCGGTTAAATCATTGCTCATCTCCTTTTCTACTTTTATTAAATCAGAATATTTATCACTCATGAAACTGTGCCTCATTTGATTTACGCTTATTTTACGGTCTTTGAATATCTTGACCATTCTTTGATTTAGAGTAATTGCGCTTAATGGCTCACCTTTACTATTAAATAATAAATGGTTGATATTAGCAGGTATTATTTTAATCCATTTACTTAATATTCTTTTTAATGCTGGACTAACATTTAATGTTTGTTGGTGGTGAAACTTACTTGTTTTATAAACATTAAAAATAAGTTTATTCTTTTTCATATCTAATTGATTATCTTTTGATTCATCTATATCACCCCTAAACTTCATTAATACATAATCAAGTGCTCTTCTGGGCTGGTTATAAATTGGACTAACTAAACATAATAATACATAATCCATAATTTGTTGAATATCATTCATATTCAATTTATCTTTCTTATATATTAAATCGGCATGTTTTTTTAAGTCGTCTAATACTTGCTTAATTTCTACAACGCTAATATCTGAGGCTTTTTGTTTTTCATTTAATTCTTGTTTATTTACTTCATCTTTATAAGTTT